ATTACGAGAAGTAATAATCCCGGACGCGTCAATATTAGTTTCTGATTTGATATTACCTGCGCTCAATGTGTCACGAACGTGCAATGATTTATCAAATGTGCCTCCCCGTGTACGTGATACGACATCATTGGCTGACGCGGCACCCACATCAGAGAATGCCAGTTCGTCCAGTTGTGCAAGTTTGCCCAACCCCATATTTTTTCGACCTTGAGACTTATCGTTCACGCCCGCAAGATTGTCGGCGGCACGTAAATACTGGTCGTGAGGATCTGTCGCAGCGACGTGCTCAGACAGCAACTTATCGGCATACTGCCCAACCTCAATCGCTTTATCATCCACATATTTCCGCGTTGCTAATACCACGGATGGGTCGATTTTTAACGTGACAGCGGCGGTGCTGCTGACAATCAAAATGACCCGAATGGTTTGGGTGCGCCCGCTGCCCTCTTGCAGTTGCGGTTTATAGGTTTCCGCGCAGTTGGCAATGGCAATCAAATCACCGTCTTTATCCAGCAAACCAATTTCCCGGATCCACCATCCGCCCTCAGTCTCAGGAATAACCTGTTCAGCAATAATCTGACTGGTATTAACCGGGTCAATGGTCAGCATATTAAGGGCAGCGCGGCGCTGTTCATTCACCAGTTGGGTTTGTGCCGGGTTAGGGGTTGGCAGAGTTCCGCCGCCATCCCCAACCGCCATTTGGGTGATCTCTAAACGGGTGCCGAGCGCGGTAGCGTTCGCCAGCTTGGCCGCGCCGATGTTGGTCAGTAAAGCAAAGAATTTCACGGTCATGGGTTCACTCTCATGTCATCAATAATATGGACTGCGGCACTGGCGTAATCCTCGCCGGTCACGGTTATGGTTTCAGGCAAATAGGGGTAGATGGTCAGTTCATCGCCGCTGTAACTGGCGGCGGCCACATATAACGGGCCGCTACTGTCGAGGTTGATAGACAGACCAACTAAGTGACGGCTGCATGGCTTGGCGTCATCTATCAGCCGTTCCAGCTCTTGATACATTTCTTCGGTAATGCCGGTTTCCAATACGCCAACGTCCAGGCGAAAAGTGCCGGGCGTTTCGTTAGTCTTCCACCACTCGATCACCTTGATAAGATAGCCGAGCGGCTCAACCACCCGACGAATAGCACCAATGGGGCCTTTGTGTTTATGGACATACTGCGAGGACTTCACCACCGCACGCTTGGTGGCTTCCGGCCACTTCTCATCCCAGCGATCCACTGACCACGCCCACGCCAAATAAGGCAATAATTCCAGCGGGCAGGTGTCGGCGTTCCAGAGCTGGCGAATCGGAACCGGGGTATTTTCCAGTTCGGCACAGGCGCGGGCGGCGGCCACTTCCAGTACCGAGGAACCGACTGGCAATAAACGGTCAGTCATCTGTACCCCCAACCGTGATGGCGCTGCCGGTGCAGAATGCGGCTTGGGTTTTATCCAGCACCACATCAGCTAGCGGGGCATTAATCACCGCCCTCTGAACACCCTCGACATGCAGCGCGGCATACAGTGCAGACAGGCGAATGTCGCGGCCAAGGCGGCGCTGTGCGGTAACAAAGGCGTTCAGTTTCTTTTCGGCTGCCGCGCGGATTGGCTCCGCCTCTGGCCCCGGATGCAGATAGAGCACCGCGTCAATCTCATAATCTTCAATGCGGGCGGATTGTACTGTCACCCGGTCAGCCACTGGTCGTGTGTTCTCATCATTTAGCGCGGCCTCAACGACGGCCAGCAGCTCGGCTGAGGCTTCACCGTTACCCTCCCGCGACAACACCGTGACGGTGACACAGGCCGGGGTCGGACTGATTGCCGAGGCATCGGCCACCCGGCCGTCAGCGCTTTTGGCGTGATATTCATAAGCCCCGGTTGGCCCGGCGACGCTCAAACCCTCAAAGGCTTGCGGGATACGCACCCGGAAATCACTGTCCGATTCCATCACTGCCTCAATTGGTGGAATCGCGGTGGGGTCTGCCGGGGTGATCACCAATCGCTCAACATTGTTATTTGCGCCGAGCTGGTCTAAGTCACTGCCGACGGCATAGGCCACCATCACCGCGCGGGCGGCATCGTTAACGCGCTGGCGTAATATCACCTCGCGATAAGCATTTTCTTGCAACAGCTTGACCAGTGGTTCGGACTCCAGCGACAAGGTGCGGGCCACGGCGGCGCGCTGTTCCTCCGGGTAAAGAGATATCAGCGTCGCTTTGCGCTCGGCCAGCAAGGTTTCATAATCCAGTTCTTCCACCACAAACGGCGGCGGTAACAGGCTCAGGTCAATGGTTGCCATAGGGTCAGCTCACAGGAATAGTTAAAGAAAGAGGGGCCGCGCTATCGCTGCGGGTGCCAGTGATATCAACCACCATTTTTCCGTCAAAGGTGGTTTCAAAAGTGATGCTGGTCAGCTTAACCCTTGGCTCCCAGCGCAGAATGGCACTGTAACTGGCGGCCATAATTTGCAAGCGCAGCGCCGGATTTTGCGGCTGGTCAATCAGCTCCGATAACAACGAACCATAAGCGCGGCGCATCACCCGCGAACCCACCGGCGTAATCAGAATGTCGGCGATTGACTGGCTGATATGATCAGCGTCGATAATGGTCTGTCCGGCGCTCCGGCTCATGCCGAGATATTTGGCTGTGGTCATCGGATCCCCTCCGTATAACTGCCGCCGCGCTGCACTCCGCCGTGGTCATGCTTATCGACTACCACGCCATTGGATGAGAACGAACCGCCGGAATGTTCAATGTTTCCGCTCAACTTGCCGCCTTGGATCACATTCAAGGTGGCGGTGGTCAGGTTATGGGTGCATTCCACTTCTGGCGTATCCAGTAGGATTTTGACCGAGGCGGCACAGGTGATATTGGGGGCGGTAACATTCACCGATTCACTGGCATTGATAACCGCTGTTTTGACGCCATCAGCCCGCAACTCGCCGCTGTCAGGTTCATAGTGCAAAGTTGCACCGTCAGGAAAGGCGATATACAGGCCATTCGCCGAGGCCGACGGCGGCGGGAAGTCATCCGAGAAAATAGCGGGCAACACAAAGGCGGTATCCAATTCGCCGCCGAGGGATAATATCAACACCTGCTCACCCTCGGACGGTGCCCACCATGTTCGCGATTGACCGGCGCGTAGCGTCAGCCAGTTAAGCCAGCCGGTGGTATTGTCGCCTGTCGCTACACGGCATAGGGCTTGGTCGAGATCGACCTCGGCCACCGTACCAATACGGATAAGGTTGCGCAGCAGGCGCAGGATTTCTGTGATTTGGGTTTGAGTGTTCATGGAGAGATTTTGTGGAATTAGTAAAACTTCTTCAATTACATCCAGATGTATGGTGTGTGGCACAACATAGATTGATATGATTAAGTACAAATAACAGTTTAATTATTTAAAATGATGAATAGGGATTAATATGAATATAAGTTTTTTTGAGGAAAATAGAACAAAAACCGCTATAAACTCATATAGAAAATTTCTTGAGCAAAACAATACTCAAGGAAAAAATGAATTTGAAAAGAAAAGAAATGAATATATTGAAATAATGTTAAAATCCTTTGAGGAACGAGCAACAGAATGGGACTTATATTGTCAAATAAATATAGACTATATTGGTGAGGCGTTTTTGAATGAGCTAACCTCACAAAAAGAGGAAAGTCATGACTTCGATGAAATATATGCCGCTTGTTTTAGATTTCTGCTGGAAAGACACATCTCTAACAGGGGAGACTTCCTTTCTTATTCTAGAGAAATTAAAGATTTTTCAACTAGGGAAATTAATAAATTTTCAACACTAGCAAAAGAGCAAATAGAATACGCATTAAGAGATATGCCATTGTCGATTCTTAAAGAAGTCATCCAAGACGGTAATATGGGGAGTGTCAAAGAGTTTATAACACTATCAAAAAAATCCGATGATTTAATACAACAATGGAACAATGAATTAAAAGAAAAAGAAGATAGAGTTAACCATTTAAAAGAAGCACTAAATAAATATGAAAATGCTTTCAATTTTGTTGGATTGTATGACGGATTTAAAGAACTTAGTGAAGAGAAATTAAAAGAGAAAAAGAAATCATTCTGGCTAGTATGTTTCTTGGCTTTGATGGTACTGGCCCCATTGATTTATGAAGTGAGGCATCTATCTCTAAATAAAGAGAACTACATCTCTTGGGTGGATTATTTTTCAGTTATTCCAATGTTTTCTATAACTATAATTCTAATATATTATTTCAAGATTTCATTACAAAATCACAATTCAATAAAAGCACAGCTTTCACAAATAGAACTAAGAAAAACGCTGTGTAGATTCATTCAAAAATATGGTGACTACTCAGCGGGAATGAAAAAACAAGATCCAGAGTCCCTCTCAAAGTTCGAAAATATAATATTCTCTAGTATAATTACCAATGGTGATAATATTCCCGCAACTTTTGACGGGTTAGAACAAATTGCTAAAATTATTGGCAACTTGAAAAATAGTAAATAGCCCAATTAGCAGGTCATTAATGTTTAATGGCCTGCTAATGTATCAGTGATAATACTTTCGACAATAGCAATATCTTGCTGACTGAACCCCAACAACGGCCGCTCGTCATACTGCACATCTTTGCTGTGCACGTTCGGGCGGTCACGTAGACCAAAATGATGCACCCGCGCCATGCGTTCTACACGTCCCGCAAACTCCACCACCGCCGCATCGGCGCTGCTGTTGGCTTTCATATAGCGCGCGGTGCGCAACTTGGCGAACATTTCCCGCTTAATGCGGCCCTTTGGCTTACGCAGTGGTTGAGATTTACGGGCGGCATACGGAGTGCCGTCCGGCGCTTGCTGGCGTTTAATGCGTTGCTGTTGACTGGCGCGCAGGCGCTTGGCAATAGTGACCGCCAGTGCCTTGCGCGCTTTGGGTGTCAGACTGGCAATCAGCCCGGCCAATGCATCATCAAAGGGTTTCAGCTCATTCATGGGATCACTTCACCGTTAAAGTAAATTGCTGTTGGCCGTGTTGCGGCTCCCGGCCAAGTTGGCTCCAGCGCATGGTTAACATACAGTGCACCGTCTACCTCTTTCACAATCGCCCGCTCAGTCAGTTGCAGGTCGATACGGATATCACTCAGCACATCGCTTATCACATCAACCTTATGAATAAAGCCGCTGCGGCGCTTTTCTTCTGTCGCCATGATGTCCGGTTGATGCTCCCGCAGCCATGCCAAAATCGGCACAAAGAGATAATCCACATCACTGGGGAAATCCTCAATAAATAGCGTCAGCGTATATTGATTTTCAAAAGAGAGCGACGGGGCCAACGTTGAGACAATCCGCCCACCGTCAACAAACATTTTCAGCCGCTCCGGGTTAGTCTGCAACAGTGGCAGACTGTCGGTTAAGGCTTGGCGTAGCAGTTTGGGTTTTAGCATAGTGTTGCTCCTGACACTGTTTAATGGCTTCCACTTGCAGCCCACAAGCCACCAGTGCGGTTTCTAACTGGCGGATATCGGCACTTAAATCACCGTTAACCGCCGGGCTGCTGCCCGGTAGCGGGCAACTGTTCACCGTCGGACAACCAACGTAAATAACCGTTGGGGCTGGCGAACGCGGGGCGCTGGTGCAGCCGGATAACATCAGCAGGCAAAGCAGTAGCGAACCAATCACGCAAGACTTTATTTTCATTAAGTAACCTTTGTATTTTCTGTTCACGGGACAATGACAACGTACTGGCGTCGCTCAGTGACTGGCGTAATGCCCGCTCATTTTCTGCCTGTTGCCGGGCCTCAGCTTGCAAGCGGGTGATCGCGTTGTCCCGGCTTTCAATGCCTGCCGACAGGGTGCCAATAATCCGGTTAGCGTTGTCGATATCGTCACTCAGGCGACTGGCATACCACCCCAGCGCGGCCAGTAACGTCACGATCAACATTATTGCTGTGCGCATATCAGGCCCCGCTCAAGCAGTGTTTTTGCTCTGTAACACGACGGCGCTCTAACCCTTTGGTTTTCACGCCATTGACATAGACCCAGCGCGGCAACTGATTGCAGGCGCTGTGCCAGTCACTCTTGTTGACAAAAAACGCCAGCGTCGAGCGGCAAGCAGCGCCGGGGCCGACGTTAAAGGCAAACGACACTACCGCGTCATACACCGGTTGCGGCATGGTAACCGGCATACAGACAGCGAGAGCCCGTTCGACCCGCTGCACGTCAGCAACCAGATTGACCGCCACCTGTCGTTCACTGATCACGCTGCCCGGCTTAACCCCGGCCGTGTGGCCGATGCCATTTGTCCAAACGTTGGCGCTGCACTGGTAGGCGTTGAGCTGACACCCCTCATAATCCGCAATCAGTTTTAGCCCGGCGGGCGATGCTTTTAAGGTCTGGTAGTTCGGTAAGGTGGCGGCCAGCGCCAGAATGACGCCGACCAGACAACGCTTAACGATTGAGTTCATCGAACACCTCCCGCCTGACACCCAATTCTTTCAGCAAGAAATAACTCTTGCGCCGGTAGTACCAGTTGATAAGACAGGTAGCCGCAGCGGCCACCGCAGCCACATAAAATGCGATATCTTGCGGACTCAGTGCGCCAATAAACGCTAACAGCAGCGCAAAGACATAAGCTACCGCAGAGCTGATTTTCTCCATTTTCAATCCCATAATTGAACGGTTTCACGTTGGGCCGCCGGGGCCATATCGGGCAACTCCACCGGATAGCCGTGAGGCAGAATGGCCCCCAGTTCCGACAAGCCCGGATTTGCGTCATAGACTTGCTCCAGCACATCCTGTGTGCGGCCGTAATAGCGCCAACACAGGGCATCGAGCGTGTCGCCTTGCAACGCGTTGACCTGCATCAGATAAGGCCAATAATGCTGTGAGGCTGCCCGGCAATGTTGCGAATGCTAATCCGCGCATCACGCCACAACTCATCAACCGTGCTTTCAATGGCCTCCGCGCGTTTATCACCACGCGCGCTGGCGTCATAGCCGCGATAACGTTCGGCCAGCAGCGCAGCAGTAATGGCACAGACCGCACTTTGGTACTCAGCCAACAGGATGCTTTCGCCGTCCAGTTGCTCGGCCTGCACCTCGTCCAGTGTCTTAAAGCCAGTAGCCATCTGGTCACGGCGATACTCGAACAGCTCGGCGTTAACCTCGGCGATTGCGCTCTTGATGGTAAAGCGCAGGCGCTCGGCGGTGACGGTTCCCTCAAGGCGCAACAGCTCGCGCAGCTTTATCGGGTCAACCGCAGGCCAGAAAAAGGTATTTTCAATCACCGGCTCGGCCGTTTTGTCGGGCCGTGGCGCGGGGATAACAACAGTGGTCATGGCAACCTCAATAGCAGAATGGGTGGGCGGTGGACGACGGCGTTAACACGATAAAATCGGTTGCGGCCATCGTGCCGCCCGGCTCGGGGAGCGTTCGGGTTAGCGGCTGGGGGGGTTCTTTAACTTCACGGCCAGTCGCTCAATGTCTTTCTTGACGCCACAACCGGTATGCAGTTGGAGTGCGCGGTGAAGATGGGACAGGGCCAGTTCGCCCTGGCCACTGTCACGCAGCACATAGCCGGTCATTTTGTGCAGCTTGGCCCGCACCTGATCGGGCATGTCTTCGTCTTCCATCAGTTCAATGGTTTGCAACAACGGGTCAACATCAACCGGTTTACCGGTGGCATAGGCGCGCGCCGCAGCATCCGCGACTTCCTCGGCAATCAGGTAAGCCGTCGAGCGGGTAAAGCGGTCTGTTGGTACTAATTGATAACGCAGGGCATAACGGGCGATATCCAGTGCGCCGGGGATATCCCCGGCATCCAGCCGCCAAATCATGATGGTCATTACAATGGCGTCCTGCGCGCCTTTCCCCTCACTCAACACGCCAGAGATCCACGGCATGTACTCCGGCAATAACTGCCGCTTCAGCTCGGCTTTGCGCTCGTTTGAACGTACTTGTTTCAGTTTGCGCTTATCTTCATTGAGCTTGAGCAACATCAGCTCGTAGCCTGTGGCGTGGCGCAGCGGGTTATCCCGCAGCTGTGAGGCAGCAATAGCCGACTGCCTCAGAAAGTGGCGGCGCGCAGGACTGGACATGGCTTATTTACTCCCCTTCGCGGCTGGTGCTTCGCCTGTGGTTTCCGGTGCGTTTTCCGCGTTGACTGTGGCTTCCGGCTTAGTTTCATCCGGGTTAGCAGCCACTTTTACTGCGGCAATAATCGCGGCCGCTAGACCATCGTAGTTAGGTGCGTCAGACGCAGCTTTTTTATCTGCGCCAGATTCCGGTTCATCTTTTTTCTGTGGCGGTGGCAAAATCTCGATGTTCTCCACCAGACAGCCGCAGGCGTAATCTTCCACCACATAATCCTGCTTAATGGATTCGTAGTTTTCGATGCGGTCACGTTTGGCGTTCTCATCGATATGACGGCGGTGCGAGTCTTCCAGCCAGTAAATAGACAGGTTATCGAGGCGGGTAATAAAGAACGCGTTAGACGGGAAGAACGGCACACGGATAGCCGGTAAATTACCGATGCGTTTTTGGCTGATAATCAGGTCAGCAGCGAGGGTTTCGCTGTTTTCCTGCTCTTTGTTGACGATAGGGAAATATTTATCCTGCATCAACTGACGGCCAGTGATGACCACCAGTTCCGGGTCTTCCTGATGCCAGTCAGCAATCATCTGGTTTGTTGCATCCATGACCAACGCGTCCAGATTGGCATAATCGCCACCATGGCCAACACGAATTTTTTCTGACACTACCGCGCCATCTTCATCGATAACTTTACTCATCACGCGGGTTGGTGCGTTGTTGCGGTATTTCTGCAACCAGCCCACTGCGATATCCTGCAACAATGGATTTTGTGCACGGTTGGATGTCTTGGCACGGCTGATACCGTTGAAGCCCGCCATGATGCGGTCAAGTGCCTGTCGCTTGATAATCGCGTCGCGTAAGCGGGTCTGGAAGTCCTGATAACGCGCCCACAGGTCAAGGGTGTTATAGCGAATGTGAAAGTCGTAATTCACCTGCTCACAGAAATACTTCTCACTGTCCAGCCCGGCAAACTCGGCGGTTTCGCGCTCGTCGCCGCTATCGGTATCCGTATTGCTGGCAATTGACCCGGTAACACTCAACCCCACTTTCTCGGCGGTCAGTTCTGATACCGGCACAATATTGATACGGCTCAGAAATTCTGAGGACTCTTGGACGCGGGTCATGATGGTTTGTGTGACGGAGGGTTCAACGCTGAATTTTTTATTCAGGTCGCCGGTTTCTACCCCGTTCAGCTCGGCTTGACGGGTCAGATAGGCATTAAATTTAAAACGGGTTGCTGGGCGCATAATAATCCTGATTCAGTTAAATAACGTGTTAATGAAATAACAAGCGGACCGCACTGCAGGCGGCCATTAATCCCAACTAGCAGTCGGTCAATACATCGTTCTGGTTGTTGCCGCCGGTGGCTTCCGGGCGCTTTGACTGACCAAAGTTCTCAGTGGAAGAAAGTTTATTTTCGAGGTCAGTTACCCCTTGTTTGCCCTGTTTGATGCTCTGCTTCAGCTCCACAACGTGGTCAGTAAGTTGTTTCTCAATGATGGCAAAGCGGGCTTCAATGGTTTCTCCCTGTTCCTGCACATGCACTGCCACGGCATTCACCGCCTCATGCACATCATTAAAACGGGCGTCGTCGGTTGCCTGTTTACGACTGAATACCGATTTCACAATGCCAAGTAAGCTGACACCTGGCTCGGCCACGTCTTCAAATTCCAGTTGCACTTCAACCGCCGCAGAAAACAGGTTATCCGGGTGAGATTTACGGGAGGCCAGTGGGTTGTGTTTGGCCTTGGCGCTGAATTCCAGAATTTCAGTCCCAAGGCTGGCGGGGTCATCGGTCACCGCCAGACCGACCAGATAAGCTTTACCGGTATTGGCAAAGTTCGGGCGGATCTCCATAGAGGTGTAGATTTTCTGACGGTCTTTATTCATCAACACCAAATCATCGGTGGGGCTAATTTGCGCGAACAGTGCACGCTTGCCGTTCAGGATAGAGTCGTCTTCAATGGTTTCCGCTTTCAGTCCGATCACGTCACCGTACCGGCGGAAGGTGCTGTCCGGGAAGTAGCTGGTCAAATGCTCCAGATTGATGCGGCAACCGTACACGCGCGGGTCAAATGACTCGGCCATTTGGTTGATATCGTCGGCTTCAATCTTCCGCCCATCACAGGTGTCACCCTCAACGCCGATACGGAAATACTTAGACACTTTCTTAGCCATGTGTGGCTCCATTCATGTGATTAGGGTTGTTCGTTCGGGGCTTAGTCTCCTGATGTATGGCGGCAGCAACAACGAAAGCCAGTTGTGACGGGGCTGGCACAACTGGCAGGGCGCGCAGAGGGTCGGGCTGGTCGCGTAGCCTAATGGCATGAATACGACACCGAGCACCATTATCAGCGACCCACGGCGACAGGCGGCCTTGCTTTACTGGCAAGGCTTTTCTGTGCGCCAGATTGCGGACACGCTGGCCCTGAAATCGCCGACTGTGCAGAGCTGGAAGAAGCGCGACGGGTGGGATGCCATTGCGCCCATTTCTCGGGTGGAAACCAGCATGGAAGCGCGGTTAATTCAGCTCATCATGAAAGACGCCAAAGAGGGGCGGGATTTTAAAGAGATTGACCTGTTAGGCCGCCAGATTGAACGGCTGGCGCGGGTGAACCGTTATAACCAGACCGGCAGTGAGGCCGACTTAAACCCGGCAGTGGCGAACCGCAATAAAGGGGAGCGCAAGACGCCGGACAAAAACCTGTTTAGTGAGTCGGCGATTGAGAAGCTGGAGTCGATATTTCATGAAAATATCTTTGATTATCAGCGTAATTGGTTTGAGGCCGGGTTAACTCACCGTATCCGCAATATCCTGAAATCACGGCAGATTGGCGCAACGTTCTTCTTTGCCCGTGAAGCGTTACTGGATGCCATCACAACAGGCCGTAATCAGATTTTTCTGTCCGCCAGCAAAGCACAGGCGCACGTGTTCAAAAGTTACATTATCGACTTCGCCCGGATGGTTGACGTTGACCTGAAAGGCGACCCGATGGTGCTACCGAACGGGGCGCGCCTGTTCTTCCTCGGCACTAACGTCCGTACGGCGCAGAGCTACACCGGCAATCTCTATCTTGACGAATATTTCTGGATCCCCAAGTTTCAGGAACTGCGCAAAGTCGCCAGCGGCATGTCATTACACAAGAAATGGCGTACCACCTATTTCTCTACCCCGTCGAGTCTGGCGCACAGTGCCTATCCGTTCTGGTCTGGTGAGCTGTTCAATAAAGGCCGCCGCAATAAATCCGACCATATCCAACTGGATCTCAGCCACAGCCATTTAGCCCGTGGCGCGCTGTGTGATGATGGTCAGTGGCGGCAGATTGTCACCGTTGAGGATGCACTGGCGGGCGGCTGTAACCTGTTTGACCTCAACCAGCTCTCACTGGAATACGGCCCGTCAGAATATCAAAACCTGTTGATGTGCGAATTTGTTGACGATCAAGCGTCCGTCTTCCCGTTCGCCGAGTTGCAGGCTTGCATGGTGGACAGTCTGGAAGAGTGGGAAGACTACAACCCGTATTCGTTGCGGCCATTTGGGCATCGCCCGGTGTGGATTGGTTACGACCCGTCCGAGGCCAACGGCGGCGACAGTGCCGGGTGTGCGGTGATTGCACCGCCGATGGTGCCGGGCGGCAAGTTCCGCGTACTGGAACGCCACCAGTGGAAAGGGATGGACTTTGAGGCGCAGGCCAAACATATCGAAGAGCTGACGCAGAAATATTGCGTGGAGTATATCGGTATCGATGCCACTACCGTCGGCCAAGGCGTTTTCCAGTTGGTGCGCCAGTTCTTCCCGGCCGCAAGGGAAATCAAATACACCCCTGAAATCAAGACCGCCATGGTGCTGAAAGCCAAGCACACCATCAATAACGGCCGCCTGGAATATGACACCGGCCACACCGACATCACCCAGTCCTTTATGGCCATTCGCAAAACCATGACCGCCAGCGGCAAAAGTTCGACTTATGTTGCCAGCCGCAGCGAAGAAGCCAGCCACGCCGATGTGGCGTGGGCGATTATGCATGCCCTGTTAAATGAACCCCTTACCGCGACATATGGCGGTCATAGCCCTAATTTCTTGGAGTTTTACGGATGAGTAAGCGCAAAGGCCGCAAGGCATTAAGCCGACCAGCAACCAATCACACCGCCAGTCAACAACAGCCGGTAGAGGCGTTCACCTTTGGCGAACCCTCCGCCGTGCTCGATAAGCGGGAAATTCTGGATTACATCGAATGCACCGGTAACGGTAAATGGTATGACCCGCCGATCAGCTTTGACGGACTGGCGCGCAGCTTCCGGGCGGCGGTACATCATAGCTCACCGCTGTATGTGAAACGCAACATACTGGCAAGCACATTTACCCCGCACCCAATGCTCAGTCAGCAGGCATTTAGCCGTTATGCACTGGATTATCTGGTGTTCGGTAATGCGTTTTTAGAAGTACGTCGTAACCAGTTTGGCGCGCCACTGCGCCTCGACCCCAGCCCGGCCAAGTATACCCGCCGTGGGTTAGAGAAAGATTGTTATTGGTTTGTTCAAAACTGGAAAAATGAACACCAGTTCGCCACCGGTAGCGTTTTTCACCTGATAGAGCCGGATATTAATCAGGAGCTTTACGGCCTGCCGGAATATCTCAGCGGCTTAAATTCTGCCTGGCTCAATGAAGCGGCCACGCTGTTCCGCCGCAAGTATTACCAGAACGGTGCTCACGCGGGGTACATCCTGTATATGACTGATGCGGCGCAAAGCAGCAGCGATATTGAGGCGATGCGTAAAGCGATGCGTGACACTAAAGGGTTAGGCAATTTTCGCAACCTGTTTATGTACGCGCCCAATGGCAAGAAAGACGGTATCCAGATTTTACCGTTGAGCGAAGTCGCCACCAAGGATGATTTTTTTAATATCAAGAACGCCACCCGTGACGACCTGCTCAGTGTGCACCGGGTGCCGCCACAGATGATGGGGATTATTCCCAACAATACCGGTGGTTTCGGTGACGTCGGAAAAGCCTCACAAGTGTTTGTCCGTAACGAGTTAACGCCGTTGCAAGAACGATTGAAGGAGGTGAATGACTGGATAGGGGAAGAGGTGATCCGGTTCAAGCCTTATGAACTGATAAGCGAGGAATAAAATGGAAACGCAAGCTAACCAAAAAATAGCAGCGCAATTGGCTGTTGATATCCTTAATCAAGCGTTGTTACTTGACCCGGATTGTATTACTGCACTGGTATCGCAACGGGTAGAGTGTAACGCGGCATTAGCCCATGACTCTGAAGTAGCTTGCGGTATGTCTAAAGGCAAATACATGACTGGCGCGCTTGGAATTATTAATTCACTGGTCAAAGACGGCGTTGTTGCCGCGCAGTTTACGGATGACAATAAGTTGGCCGCGTTTCAGGTTTACAAATAGTTAACTGATAGTTTTGAACATCATAGCCGCCGAACCGGGCGGCTTTTTCACGCCTGAAAAGTAGCGACTCCAACACCTCGCACCACAAGCCACCAGACGCCCGCCACGCCCTCACACCCCACGAACACGTATTGACTCCCCACCCAACCGCACGCAACACCACGGACCCCCCAAGCGCTACGAATAGGGGTATCAAAACCCTTTGCGCGCAATGCTATCCCCGCCACGCCTGCGCGCTTTACAGGTCGCTTTTCATGCACTTGCATGAGGTATCGAGAACCGCGCCGGGACTGGGGCAACCAAGGAAAATAGAGGGGAGGATCAACATGCGGAATCATGCACTATATGCATGCATAACTAGATAGCCCTTAAATCTGGTGCTACTCTGCTATGGCCTCTGGGAGAACACATTGCTTACATGGAGAAGCAAAGCATGTCAAACATAGAGTTAGTAGACATAGATGACCTTGAATTAGACGAGGATAACCCGCGACTGCCTGAGGGGGTCGATAGATCCCAACATTCAATGATAAATTATATTGCCAAAAGCACTTCTATTGAAGATTTAATGGGTGCGATTTCACAAAATGGCTTTTTCTCTGGTGAACCATTGATTGTGATACCAAATAAAAATGGTAAATATACTGTTGTTGAAGGTAATCGAAGGCTCAGTTCAGTTCGACTAATCGTGAATCCATACCTATGCGAAAAGCCGAGCACACGCATGGTATCAATACATTCGGCCAATACAAACAGCTTTGAACAGTTACCTGTTATAAAAAAACTAAATAGAGATGAGGTACTACCATATTTAGGTTTTAGACATATTACTGGTATTAAACAGTGGGAGCCATTATCTAAAGCACGATATATAAAACAGCTATTTGATTTAACCGAACCCCACAATGACCCTATGCAACGATATTTTGATGTTGCACAAAAAATAGGGAGCCGTAGAGATCATATAAAAAGGAATCTCGATGCGCTAGCTGTTTATAAAATAATCGAAGCTGAAGATTTCTTTGGTATAGATAAATTAGATGAAGAGTCTATAAAGTTCTCCATTCTTTCAACGGCATTAGCTGATGAAAGACTAGGTTCATTTGTAGGAGTAGAAGTATTATCCTCTGGAAGATTTGAACCATCAAACCCAATAATTGACCCGTCCATGTTAAACCGTGATGCCATAAAAGAACTAACAGAATGGCTTTATCTTAAAGATGAGGGAGGGAACACTAGAGTTGGTGAGTCACGTAATTTGAGGCAGTTATGTGCTGTTGTAGCTAGTCCTAAATCTCTTCAGCAATTTAGAGATGGTGCTTCATTAAATGTGGCATATCAACTTACGACCAATATAGGTGAGGATTTTTTAGAAATCCTCTACCAAGTTGAAATATTAATGATAGAAGCTGCTGGTATGGTCGCAAATGTTGAATTTAGCCATAGTGCTTTTGATGTTGCAAAAAGAATAAATAAAAATATTAAGATGGTTGGTACAGTCCTTGCTGATAAGGAAAGAAAGGATGACGACTTTTGATGTAGGGGATATGCATCCTAATACTCCGCATTTATTCGCGGATTTAGTTGAGTTACTATCTATATATAAATATATGGGTAGAGATTTCATTCAAAAAAATGATATTGCATCTTTACTTAATATTTCAAATACTAGCTTTGATGAAGTTGACTTAGAAAGTGATGAAATTAGCAGAATAAGCTCTGGTGCTGTTCTGAATGATCGAAGCGAGAGACAATTAGAGAATTTATGGCTTCAGTTAGAGTATCGTTATGCATCATTAGGTGATTCATACCCTTTTGTCGTAGAAGGTGATGAAATTACATTAAAAGATACATTTACCAATAAACATAGAGTCTATATTTTTCTTCTGAGTTGCTCTCGGCTTCGTTCTTTTATTCGAATTACAGGTGCAGCACAACGATGGGCACGAGGTTACGCTGTCGTATGCAAATTTGCAGCACAAGCACTTTTACCTAATCATGGAATTGCTAGAGTATTTGATGCCAACTCCGAAGATAGGAGAACATATTATGGAACTGACTTACGGCAAGCATTAAGAATAATGGGCAAAGATCTTGGAGTAAAAAGGATTGACGAAGAGGAATGCGATAAAGCTGGTAGTTCTGGCGATGGTGGATTTGATATTATCGCCACATTCGATTTTGAGGATAACCAGCATAGTAATTTTGGAATTCTTGGTCAATGTGGTGCACAAGAGGAAGGATGGCCCAAAAAGTCTTTAGAAGCACACTCAATTAATCTAGGGACTTATTTTCATACTAATTTTATTTATCCTTCAATTATGTTTACTCCTGTTTTATATAGAGATTCAAACGGTGAATGGGTAACAACCCGACCAACATCAGGAGTTATTCTAATTGATAGACCAAGGGTTATGTTTCTCCTAGAAAAATCAGATTTTTGGGATGATTTGGTCAGTTTTGATTGGTTTAATACATTTGAGGAAGAGTTCAGCAATGTTATTGCTGAACCCTAGTTACCAAATCCAATCAGGAAGAGACTTCGCTACCGCCTCAAATAATGGAGGCGGTACAGCATTTCCTACAACAGTGTATTTCATATTTAAAGATGCTGATTCTGTTTCAGGAAATGTTAGCTCACAAAAACCCTGTAATAATGCAGCTTCCCTAAAACTGAAACGTCTCGCCTGTCGATCCTCAGTAAAACGCCATACATCAACTTCGACTTTTTCTAATAAAGGGCTTATTGGGTGCAGAGGCATGTGCCTAGCATTCGCTACTATAGTCTTCGAAATTTGATCCCATTCTTGTCTGCGGTTCCGAGACATATAGTACCAATGGAAACCTAAATCATAAAACTCACCAGTTGGCCACTCAGGTAAATGTCCTATTGCATCCTTTATGCTTACAAAAGGCTTTGTTGCATTAATACCATGCGTCGGTTCAGGAAACACGTATTCAGTATCAAAATCGTTTCTAATCCCAACAATGAATATTCTTTTTCTTTCTTGTGGAACACCATACTCTGCCGCATTCAAAACTTTTACGGATACACGATATCCAGCATCAGTAAATACTTTGATTTGGTCTTCCAGTAAATGCTGAAAATTCTTTCTTACCATGCCAGAAACATTTTCAACAATAAAAGCCTTGGGTTTTATATCGTTCAATGCTCTTGCAAACTCAAGGTATAGAGTGTTTATCTTACGATCAGCTTTACGCACACCACCTTGGCTGAAACCTTGGCACGGATAACAACCGACTAAAAGGTCAGATTTAGGAAATGATGTTACATTGGCTATACTGCCTAAAACATAATCAGTTTCTGGATGATTAGCTAAGTAAACATCTCTCGCATAGGGCAAGATATCGTTAGCCATGAGCACATTAAAACCAGCATTGATAACACCGGCATCGGAACCACCACATCCAGAAAAAAGGGAAACTACAGTAGGCATTTTACCTCCAAGCAAAACTTCCGGCATTATACTGTAAATATAGAATCTACATAAGGCTTTGTAGCCTTTACAACAACCATATGATTTAAAATCAAATAACACTGAAAATCAGTAGGTTGCAATAGGGTAATTTAATTTTTGTTTTCCCAAAATAACTCTTTAGCTTCTTCTGCTAACTCCGATATCCACACCAACGCCACTTCACGATCTCTGTTTTTCATGTCGTCACTGACTGACATTCTAGCTATGAGGTCTATCCGCTCTAGCAGAACTAGCCCATCTAAATCTCTCACCTGACATTCTCCAGCACCCAATAATACTGTGTTTATATACAGTATACTATGCACTTTTTAAGAAAAGTTCTATATAAATCTATGGTTTTGCTTGAGTAAAAATCATTGGCTTAAAAAGTAGCCTGTTGAACCACAAGCCTTTTATGCATCAAAGCAGTGAACACAGCACGTCACACCAGATATTTAATTAACGTTGTGACGCGTCACAATGGTTTAATTGCGCTAATTAATAAGCTGTTGATGCCTTTGGTCTGCCAGCACGCCGTCTCACCCCGTAAACAACACCCATTTGGATCGCCTGGTAATGTGTCGCCACATTTGCCACAGCGCTGTTTATCCAACTCGGCCAACTGCTCTTTTAGTCGCTGATTATCCTGTCGAATAAGTAACGCGATATATTCCGGTAAATCGTAAGCTGGACGGAACAGACGCCGGGCGACCATGCCCTCGGTCAACATGGCGTATTCTTCTGGCTCCAGTCGGGTGCGGATCTCATTGATACCAGCAGATTTATCACGCTGGCGCTGTGCCTGTTTACGGGTAGTTGCAGCGGTTTTAGTCATGAGCTTTCTCTCAGGTAGATTAATCATCGAATTCCGGCCAGTCGGACAGGGCCGGATACTGGATAACATCACCGCCAAACGACATTTTGGCCCCACGGGTTAACGATTCCAGCTCCCAGCGTTGAGCGCTGATATCTTTCAGCAGTAAATCATTGCGGATTTGGGGGATGCGCTGGCGTTCTTCACGGGTTAAACGGGCTGATGGTGCAATAAGGCGGCCTTTGGTGGGGTCATAGCTTCGTTGTATCTTGCTAATCGTCGGCTGTTTCTCTTTAACACGGGCCACAATCGCCCTCACGGCGGCAGTGTCCGACCAGTCAATAACGGCATCCGGTGGGTATTCCATCGCCATCACAGGCGTTTTAGCCTGCCCGTTGGGGTCATTTGGCGCTTGGGTGTTTCCACCTAACCCACAGTTATTGACAGGACTCCGAGGCGCGCCAGAGGCGCTTTTCAACGTCAAAGGCTCAACGTCAACGGCACCCGAAACGATGCGCCATTGGGTTGTGCGGGTTTCATGAACATGGTCAGCGCCCAAGTGAGGGGCATAGATACCGACAACTTTCTGTACTTCTTCGTCATAAGCGTTGAGTTCGTCAGCGACGCGCTTGGCTACGCGCACAGTCTGATTACCGCTATTGGTTCCACCCTGTGCGGCGATGTAGGCAGCAAAATCACCCTCGTCAGCCGCATGGCGCACGGCCTCCACGGTTTCGTCGAAAGTCTCAGCCAGACTGATAAAACGGATACGGCGACACTCGCGATAAGCACCCATGGAAGGAATGCCAATCGGGCGAAACTGAGGGATGCGCCACGTTGCTGCCCACGCCGTCACCGCCGCAGCGGATTCAGTCAACAGCTCACCGGTTTCATGGTCGCGTTCACCCTCAAGTGCATAGCCGTCGATATTTTTGGCAATGTATTTAGCGATGTAGCCAGCGGCCCCGCCCTTGTTCAGGTGCTTGCACTCAAAGCGATATTTAGCGGCTCCGCGCTCGTCACTGTCTTCTTTCAACGCATAGCGGCGCATGATGTCGATAATCTGTTGGCGCTGCCTGCGCTCACAAAAAAGCATCATGTGCCAGTGTGGCGTACCGTCATGGTGCGGCTCAACCACCCGCATTCCGTAGACGCTTAATTTATTGTCTTTAAAAGCGGTGCGCATTTTGCTCCAAATATTGCAGAGATAACGCTGGCCGTCTTTGGGAGAATAGGCTTCATCGTCCCACTTGTGGTTAAGCTGGACTTTCTCGTTATCACCTTTACCGATAACACGAGTCGGGTGATATTTTGACGGAGTGGTGACGGTCAGGAACATGCCGACGTGTTTTTGTGACGTTGCATATTTTTCGATACCGGCGATGGTGCTCATTAGCTCCATACGGCGAATTTCTGGATTAGAGATACTCGCCATCACCTTATCAATCAGGTCGATGCGCTCACCGGTTTCAATGTTTTCTAACTGGCAGCTTTTGAGATATTCCAGATTAGACTGCCGACGGGCGAACACTTCGCGAATTGCCTGCTTACTGGCATAAGAAGACGCCGACATATCCCGACTAACATTACCGACAGCAATCAATAACGCTTCCCGCCAGCGGGTTCTCTGTGCTTTGAGTTTGCGCTCCCACCATTCAGGATCAACCAGCCGTGACAGACTGGCGATAGCTAAGGTGATATCTAACCGGCCTTTCAGGTATTTGCGCCAGTGCATCGGGGTGATATGGAAAGCATGAGCGAATCGCCCCAACTTGCCGAAAATTCGCCTCTGTGTACCTAGCACCAACAAAATGGAACGATCGCCCTGATTGTTCTCGATGCACTGATCGCAATAATGGTTAAAGAACGCCATAAGCTCGTCAGCAATTTGACGGGCCAAGCGTCGTAGCTCTTTATCGTGCAGTCCCGGTAATTTGTCGTAGTCTTCTGGCTCTAGCGAAAACTCCCGCAGGTACTTGGTGTCCATGAAATTCTTGGTATTAACCACACGGATGCGCGGCCAGATACGCTGCTCAAAAACAAAAATCAGCCACTTATTCGCGGCGTGTAGTCCCTTATTGGCTAAGAGAAAACCGTGGCGGGAAATGAACTGGTCACGCAGGAAATGCGGGAGGTTATTGATTTTGTCTAAAACGGCTTGCCCCTGAATCAGTTGTTCACGGGTAAGCGGTCTTTCAGGTCCTGATACTGCCGGGCGGGGAGCGTTCCAAGTATGCGCCCATTGAGTAACAGCAGCGCCGCTGCCCGGATAAGGCAACGGCGGAGTTGGGGTAATGCGGCCATGGTTCGAATCGGTCATTTGGCTGAAAAGGCTTCTTGGCACAGTTTACCGATGCGACCAATTTCATTCCCCAGCGAAGCAAAGCTATTAATCTGCGCTTCACCTACATGGCGATTAATTAACCCCGCGACTAATTGTGAGATAGTCGAATAATAAGCAATTGGCTCTAAACGTTCTTGCCCCTTATTTTTACCTTTCTGACTAACCTTTACTTCATTAAGAATAAATTGCAGGCGGTCAGAAGTAACAACGTATTTTTCACCTATTTTAATATTCATTTAATTATCCGCTAGTGTTGTTCGTGAGATTGATTAATCATTTTTTCTGCAACCTGACAGAGAAGTTCTGCCACTTCTTTACAATTCATTTCAAGATTAAGGATTTTTGCGGCCATGGTTTCCATATAGTTTGAAACGATAACGGCCTGATTCTTCCTTTCATCTATTCGAGCTTCATTGAGCATTAGCTCCATTGATTCGACTGACATCATTGTCATTGATCGGTCACTGCCCGGCTTGGCGGGGTCTACGAAAACCCATATATTCTGTTCTGTATTCTGCATAGATAATTCCTGTTTTTAGGCAATACGAAACCCGGCGAGTAGAACGCCATATATTGCGGTGATGATTAATTAATAATATTCAGTGTGCAGTCATCATTACTGACAAACGACGGCAGCGAACGAGTAAACTCAATTAAGTAGTTCAGCGTTTCAACAACAGATTCTCTTTCTGCTGGAGTTAATTCTGAAAACTGCATATTCACATGGCGACTTTTTAACCCTGCATGAAAGCAGATTGTTTTACGTAAATGTGCCGGTGACTTATCAAAAGCCTCCTGAGCAATATTCTTTCTATTACGTAAATATTTTTCTTTAATTTCAGCAATACGAGCAATGCCCGTCATTCTCAATTTTTCAGCTTCCGTTAATTGCAGCATATATCCCCCAATCAACACCCGAGCAGACGGCGTAATATTGGCGTCTTCTTTGAAGAGGACAGTTCTTGTAAAAGCGCCTTTTGATTACTTCCCGGCTTCCAGCGCTGGCCGTTCTTCAACTCCAGCATACCGTGACCGAAATGGCGCAGGCTTACCGGGCTTTGCTGTTTTAACAGTGGAGCAATAGAAATAATCATAAAGACACCTCAACTCAAACCGGCGGCAGCACTCAACCCGCTAATAACGTCAACGGTTGAAGCAAGCGCAGGGGTTGACTGAATGCGACATTGCACTGTCAGACCAATCAGTGACAGGTGGCGAATCGCAGTATTGACACTATCCAGCAGGGCTGATTTGCTGAATGCTGTTTTATGGTTGCCTTGTACCGCTGCGGCTGCAATAGAACCCACGGCGGCAGTTGCTTTAAGTGCGTAGGTAGAAATGTTATCGGCGCTGGCCTCATTTACTGGCACTGACGGCATACAATTTATTTGCGCCAACATGGCATCGATAAGGCTGGCGTCTTCTGTTGCGTCGGTGATCGCAAGCAATTCAGTAACCGTAAGCTGGTGCGGTTGCTCCGGGTTTAGCTTGTTCCGCAACGTTTGCGCATTCATATCCAACTGTTTCGCCAACTGCGTCAGATTGTGGCGCGTTGGAAACTGGCGGCAGGCATTGTCAAAGTGTGGATGTTTAGAAACAGAAAAATCAAACATGTTTTCCCCTCAAAATTCACTTAATGTGAATTACGCACCGATGACGATTTGAAAACGGGAATGACCAAGGTTCTTTCTTGCTTCCATTTCTTTATAACGTGCGTACAAAATTTTTATCGGGCCACCCGCTTTCTTTTTTCCCTTTTTAATTGTGCGCGGTTCAATAGGGATACGGGGATTATCACCAGTTGTTTGGCGATAGACAGTACGAACAGAAATACCCTCTAAAGCTGCAAACTCTTCTGGAAAGACTGTTGCACGGGGGATCTTGATTGTAATGAGTGTTGTCATAGTGCATGATTTCCTATTAGTTAATTTTAACCGTTGATAGCCCATATTTGCCAACTATTGCCACCAACCACACTTCCCATATGCGAAATTTACTATGCAAATGGGTATTAATCAACATGGATTTTGCAAATGAGAATAAAAAATACAGATTTAAACCATATTGAGATACTCGATAGGATATGTGAGGTTTACGGATTCACTCAAAAGATACAGCTAGCCAATCACTTCGATATAGCTGCAAGCTCTCTCTCAAATCGTTATACACGTGGCACTATCTCGTATGATTTTGCAGCATCTTGCGCTATGGAAACCGGGGCCAACATATATTGGATCTTGACCGGGAAAGGAGAAAAATTTTCTGGCGAAGGAGTACTTGCAATTGATGATAAAACAATTATTCCACTCAAAATATTTTCATTAAGTGAAGGAAAACTAGTAAGCGATGGTGATTTAAGTATTGACCCTAAGCTTTTTACAAAACCATTGTCTGAGGCTCAATGCGTTAAATCTGACGGAAAAACCCACTTTATAGAACAAGGTAGCTCATTATCAGATGGTCTTTGGCTCGTTGAGATTGAAGGAGCCATTAGCATCCGTGAACTGACTGTTTTACCAGCCAAAAAGCTCCACGTGGCTGGCGGAAAAGTGCCTTTTGAATGTGGAGTTGATGAAATCAAAATATTGGGTCGTGTAGTAGGGATTTACAGCGAGATTAACTAATGGCTATTCGCAAGCAGGATGATGGATGGTGGCTTTGCGAGCTTTATCCTAACGGGGCCAAAGGTAAACGCTTTCGAAAAAAATTCGCTACCAAAGGTGAAGCAATTGCCTTTGAACAGCACACCATCACAAAACCATGGCACGAAGAAAAAGAAGACGATCGCACTTTGATGGACTTGGTCAACGCCTGGCACCGTGCACATGGGATCACTTTAAAAGATGGCGATAGAAGACAAACCGCGATGGAGCATGCTTACAAATGTATGGGTGAACCACTGGCGAGAGAGTTTGATGCTCAGATGTTTTCCCGCTACAGAGAGAAGCGGCTTAAAGGTGACTTTGCCCGTTCTAATCGAGTTAAAAAAGTATCCCCACGCACGCTAAATCTTGAGTTAGCTTACTTTCGTGCTGTATTTAATGAGCTTAGCCGACTGGGTGAATGGAAAAACGATAACCCTATAAAGAATGTGCGCCCTTTCCGAACTGAAGAAAGTGAGATGGCTTTTCTGTCAAAAGAACAAATCGAACTTTTATTAGTTGAGTGTGGGCGAGAAAATAATAATGACCTCGTTTGTATTGTTAAACTATGTCTCTCAACAGGCGCACGCTGGTCTGAAGCTGAAGATCTACGCTGGAGCCAAATTACAAAATTCAAAGTCACCTACACAAAAACAAAGGGCCGAAAAAATAGAAGCATCCCAATAAGTGAGGTGCTTTATGATTCCTTGCCAGAAAAAAAAGGGAGACTATTCAACTCTTGTTACGGCGCTTTCCGCTCTGCACTAGAACGAACAGAAATAGAATTACCCGCAGGACAACTAACTCATGTTTTACGACATACCTTTGCTTCACACTTCATGATGAACGGCGGTAATATACTGGTATTACAGCGTGTACTTGGACATACCGATATTAAAATGACTATGCGTTACGCGCACTTTTCACCAGACCATTTAGAAGAAGCACTGAAACTTAATCCGCTGGCAATGAGTGGCGATAAAGTGGCGGTAGAGATTGTATAATTTGGCATTTTTTGGCAATCATTGGAAACCTATGTCACTGACATATAACATAATTATATGATTTTCATAGGTATAGTTAGATACTCATAATCGCTTGGTCACTGGTTCAAGTCCAGTAGGGGCCACCAAATAAAACAAGGAGTTACGTTAATAGCGTAACTCCTTTGTTATTTCTGGGATATGCCGGGGATATTTTGCAGGGGTAATCATGGGGTTTATTGGTTATTTTATGCCCGTTCACCGCATCGCCACACTTCGATACTACAATCATCGGCGAGGCGTTGGCTTCTTCCACTGGTAAGCTGGCGCACTCATCCTCTGGCGGTGACGTTCCTTGGCTGCCAGTGCCGCCGCCTCTGTAAATTTACCCAAATCAGCCCATCATTTTACGGTAGGCTTCGGCGGCTTCATCCGGGGTTAGGTTTGACGTTTGGATCGGGCCACCGTTCGCGCCGGTCAATTCGGCTTTCTTCGGTGCTTCCCATCCGCACATTCCAGCCAGTTGCTTGATGGCAGCTTTCGGATCATGCAGCTTAATTTTTAGTCCGTCTTTGCCAGTGGATAATTCAGCGACAGCGGCCAGGTGTTCGGGCTTAATATCTTTGGAGTCCTTAAACTTCCATGACGCCTGAAAGACCGGTTGCCCTTCCTCGTTCTCACCAATCTGATAATTGCCAAACGTGGCGATGTCATGAATTGTCGTGCGCCCCATCAATCAATGTGAGTCGCTCTAATGCTTCGGTGTAGGTCATGATGGCCGCGTTAACGGTTTCGTGCTGTACGGACTGGAGGAAGGCTTGAACGTTACTATTTGTTACTAACTGGCTGGCTTTGGAACGCTCACCATCGCCTTTAGCTTTACCGCCAGCCCTTCGGTATGCCTCGGTCTGATTGGCACCCTCTAGCAGCGCGGTAACGAATCTGCGCTGTAATTGCGTCAGGGCATCGAAAAGCGCCTTCTGTTCTTCTGTAAGCGTCATTTCGACCCCTTATAAGTTAACCGTTTTCCAACATTTTAATTTGTGTCTCAATGAGTTCAGCCAGACTATCACATGACTCCCATACACGATCTGTGCCAATGCGGTCACATGCTTCCCATTTACCCGTGCGCGGATCATAGTAAAACGTATCAGTGTTATTTCCACCAATAACAATCAAGCCGGTCATGGTCTCATCTTTAAAATCGGGAATATTCAAAGCATTATTAAACTCAATAAGCCCAGCATCATCTTCACCGCCACTCATACCATAAAATACGCATCCATCAGCAAACGACCCATTGCTAATACGCAGAAAAGAGCCGTATTGCTTCCAGAAATCAGGCTGTTCTGGGCTTATATCTCGTCCAAAGTCATAAGTTTCCAGCTTGCCGGTATAAGGTGGATTGATGTTGTATCCCATACTTTTGCTGATGCGAGTAAACTCATTAACCGCTTTTTCTAAATTTGCCATACGCACCTCACAAATAAATCATGCCATTAAAAGGCATCACCTATATTGATTCTCTGTAACTGGCTATCTATCAGTTCAGCTAAGGTATCGTAAGATTCATTGATGTCATCAATCGCTATTCGGTCACGGCTTTCCCATTTATGGGTATTGGTATCATAAACAAAAATATCGCTATTGCTTGACCCTATTGCGATCAATCCGTCCATGCTTTCATCGTACATCTCTCCATCGCGCAACGCATCGTTGTTGTCGATAAGGCGATTCCCGATCAACTTACCTTCACAGGCTATGCCATAAAAATAAACACCATCAGCAGCAAGTCCATCACTCAAGCGTAGGAATTCATGATATTGCGTCCAGAAATCTGGCTGATTAGATTCAATCTTACGCCCAAAATCATACTCAATAACCTCCCCCTCATAGGGTGGAATTTTCGGGTAACCAATCGCAGCTCGGTACGCTTGAAAAGTAGTCACTGCTTTTTCAATGTCGGTCATAGATATTCCTATGGATAAATTATGCCTTGAGGCTTTGGCCATAACACAATATTAGTGCCCGTGGGGGTAAGATTTTTTGTTATGTGCTTCTGCGTAGTGGTGAAGGCCGCATGCTCAGGGCGCGTACTTATCAACACTAGATTATCAAAATTGTTATTGCCGCTGTCATCTAGCGGTAGTTTGTGGTGTACCTGATAACCATCGGGTACAACGCCTTTGGCTAGGACGCTGCGATCGAAGGCGTCAAGGCGTTTCACAACTTCGGGATTGTTAGCTATATCTTTAAGGAATTTTTTACGGACGCCATTATCAAACTCCTTCCTCAATAAATTCCTATCAGCAGTCGAGCGTCGTACGTAATCCATCTTCACAACATCGACGTTTTGTAGCAATACTTTCTGACCTTTATAAGTGCCAAGGTACCCCTCCAGTTTTTCCAGCTCAACAGCTTTCCCTAACTTAGCGACATCGCCTAATGTGCCAACTTTTTCTACCGTTCCCAACCCCTTAGTACCCGCCAACTCCGCCACGGATGCCGTGACTACCATGGCGGCCGCACCGGCTAATCCATTGCGCTGATAAGCGTCTGTCACCGCCCCTTTCGTATTATCATAAATAGCCTTGCCAGCGGCTTGTTGATTTTGCTGTCGGACTTTATTTATTGCGGCCTGCTCTGGATTAAAGGTACCAGCCATATATTCTTGGGCGGAAGGCCCCATCAAAGTACCTAGCCCCTCAAGGGTACCTACCGCGCCATCAGCAATACGACCACGGGCGGCCTCAGTTGTGGCTTTGTCATGTGTGAAAGGGGTGGCTTCCCATAAGGTTTTGGCGCTATCGGTGACAGATTGCCATTTTGCAGATAATACCCGTCCAGATTCATCGGAAGCACGAGTTACCATAGAACGATCGGGTATCGTATTCGTCGTGCTCTTTAGTCGCCTTGTTTGTGTTGAACGTGGCTTTCCACCCGTTCGCTGATAGTTCCGACATTTTACCCCATCGTCAAACGCCTTGATAATCTTTGCGGCACCCTCGAAACGGAAAGCATGGGGATCGGCAGACATCAACTGACCTTCACCATTGATGTAGAACAGCCGGGCAGGGCCGTACATATCACTTAACATCACCACGTCACCCGAAAAAACCAGTTTTTCCAGTTTCTCTTTTTCACGTATCCCGCCTGGACGTGGCTGATCTGGAGATGAGCGCTGTTCACGTTCCCGCATATTGATAAGGTAACGGCTGGTATTGTGACTGTCGTCAAATTCATATTCGCGGCAGATACGCGCCCAGGCAGCGTGCGGGCTGATTATCCGCTCGTATTCTTCAGGGGCTAAATTATCTCTTGAAAGGTAATACAAATACATTCCGGGCAGGTTGAAGCTCAT